TATGGAAGGTGTTCAGCAAGATCTAAGGATTGAAGCTGATCGCAACATCTTGTCTAAGCAGGATGTTCTTTCTGTTGATTATCACACTGCGTATCATGTAATGGGTACTAAGTGGGTAGCTGCTGGTGACAACCCTAATAACAGTGACTTAGCTACTGCTAATAAGTGGGGTGCTACTTACGATGCTGATTTGATCCCTGCTGTTCAGATCACAGTTAACACACCACTTGATACTTCTACTATTTGATTTATAGTTGAGTAGGAAGGACTATTGCCTAAAGTAGTAGCAGCGTTGGAGTGCTATAACTCCAGCAGTTTTTACAACTGACTCGAAAGGGTGCCGAACGCTTTAGTGACAGTGGATTGATAGCCGAAACGAAAAACCCTCATCATTTATTTGGTGGGGGTTTTTTATGACGCTACAATAAAAGCAATGTTTGAGAGATAAGCGTGGCAGCAACTATTCACGCCACTTTGAAAGGTGAAAGTTCTAATAGTTATGTCACTTTGGCAGAAGCTAATAGTTACTTTGAAACTTCTCCTGATGATTCAACGTGGACAGACAAATCAGATGACAAGAAAAATAGAGCATTGATTTCTGCTTGTCGTTGGATTGATAGCTTGAATTATTACGGTGATAGGTGTGATGAATCACAAGCATTGAAATGGCCTAGAAATAACTTTCAAGTCGATGATGTAGAGCTTGATTGCAGCTCAATCCCTAATAAAATCAAGTATGCACAGTATGAATTAGCAAGAGCATTAGCAAATGATACGGATGCAATAACTGGAAATACTGGCACTGCTGGTGTTGCAAAAGAAGTAGAAATGGGTGAACTAAAGGTGAAATACAACGAAGCTAGTCTTGCTACTGGCAACGTGAACAATGTTTTTGACGTGTATCCTTGGCTTCAGTCCTATCTTGGTGCTTATTGTCTTGGTGGAGCTGGCGGCTATCAAGTACGGGTGGTAAGAGGTTAATTATGGCAAAAATTGATGATGTCTTTGGATCAATTCCAGCAAATATCCTAAGTACATGGGGTCAAGACTTTACTTTTATCAAGTCCACGACACCAAAAACTTATACCCCCACAACTGGTGCTGTCACTGGATCGGACACAAATGTAACGGTAAAAGGAGTAATTACAACGCTTGATTCCAGCGAAGACGAAGGTTTATATCAAACAACAGATGTAAAAATGGTGATTGGATCAGAAGAATTAGGAGATTATTACCCGACGGAAGCAGATCGAGTTCAATACCCACAAGCAGGAGTGACAAGAGAGGGGAAAATCATTGATATTAAGACAGCCAGAGGAGATAAGCCTATTTTTCATACGTTGATCGTGAGGCCACAATAATGGCAAGAGTTCGTAATGAATTAGGCAAATTAATAAAAGATTTAGACAGAGTGACTGCTTCTGTAGCATTCGTAGGTCCAACAAGAGCAGCAGTACAAGTTGTTAATGATTTACAAGATTTAGGCCCAGTATGGACGGGTCGATTTGCTAACTCATGGCAAATTCAAACACCTTCTCAAGTTTTTAAACCTGCATCCTTTATGCAAGAAGGTCCACCTCGTCAAATTCCATTTCCTACAACAACAGGAAGTGAAGCATTAAAGGGATTAAAACCTTTTGGTGATCGAGTTGTCTTTAGAATTTCTAATCAGTCACCGCATAAAAAATATGCAATGGATCAAGCCGAAGGACGTTTCTTTAGACCAGAAAATAACCCTCTTCCAATCAATGCTGTTAGTGGTAAGTGGCAAGAAGGGATGGGAGGAAGAGGAGGCACAATGAAAAGGGGAGATACTAGTAAAGGTCGTGGTAGAGCAAGTAGTACTGCTGAATTAGATTGGTTTAGTACCTATGCTTCTGGCAGATTAAATAAGACAATTAAACTAGAAATGAATAAGGTTGTGAAATGAATTATCAAAAAATTCGAGCAGAAGTAGAAAACCCATTGTTAACTGCTTTTGGAGCATTGAGTCCTGCTATTCCTGTTTTCTTTGACAACATCACTGCTGCACCAGCAAACAGCACGACTGAATATGTAAGAGTAAATGTTACATTCGGCTTAACAAACGATCCAACTCTAGGTTCAAGCGTTGACAACGCTAGAGGGGCTATCGTTATTCGAGTCTTTACAAAGAAAGGTGATGGACCTGCACGAAATCAAACATTAATGACAACTGCTGTTGGTGTTTTAGAAACGTTGAATGATGGAACCAAAGGTACTACTGGAACGTATTTAAAGATTGGGTCAATTGAAGGTCCAAGCTTTTCCTCAACGGAAACACCCCCAATGTTCATGGGAAGAATAGAAACTTCTTACGTTGCCACGGTTTTGAGCTAATCTATAGTTAAATTTCTAAAGCAGCCTCATGGCCGTTACCGTCTTATCTGGCACATCAGGTGCTCTTTATTATAAACCTGCTGGTACTACAGGTACTTTTAGTCCTGCTGATGTCACTATTGGCACAGAAACAATGGTGGTTCAAACCTACTTAAATCTCAAAGTAGGAGATCCAGTTAAGTTTAAAGTTGTAGATGGTTCTAGTGGGGGAGCAGGGACAGGAACTTTACCTGCTGGATTAAGTGCTGGAACAACTTATTACGTTACTGCTTATACAAGTACAACAGGAGCGTTAAAGGTATCTGCTACTAATGGTGGATCGGATGTAAACCTAACTGATGTAGGAACAGCAGCAGCTCCTAATGAATTTCAAGTTTATTACAACGATTTTGCTGCAATTGGGCAAGTAAGAGAATGGACTTTTGAGATTGAAAGAGCTGAGATTGATGTAACAACAATTGGTCAAGCTCCTGGTCAATATGTTCCATTTAGAAAGTACATCGCTGGATTTGGTGATGGTTCTGGTACTGCTTCTACATATATGACAAACGAAGATGCAGCTTTATCAAACAGATTGGTAGAAGACGTTTTGCAACGCCAGCAAGTTGGTGCAGCGTTCAAACTTTATACAGACCGTGTGTTTAGTGGTGGATCTGTTAGTGATACTCTTAGTCGTTCAATTAGTTTTGATGCAACATTAACTTCTGCAAGCTTTAGTGTTAACCCTGATGATGCACAAGAGGTATCAGTTAACTTCCGACCAGCAGGAGTTCCAGATTTCGACCTAAGTTCTACATAATAGAACTGGGACACGGAATGTTCCAATTGACCCTGCCTAGTGCAGGGTTTTTTATTGTTTATTAGGTTAGAATAATAATGTTCAACAAAAACTTATGTCATCAAGTCCTAGAACTTCACGATCATCGTTAAGAGCAATAGATCGTTTAAAGAAAGCAGCAAATTTAGATGCAACCAAAAAATATGTTGAATTATCTGATGGAACTACCTTTGAAATGTGGGTAACACCATTAACAATGGCAGAAAGAGAGAGGGCGCAAAAAGGTCCAAAAGGTGATGATGCGAATGAATTTGCGTTGCGTTTATTGATTGCTAAAGCTTGTGACGAGAATGGAGAAAGGTTGTTTCAAATGGGTGAAATAGATGTTCTAAAGAATGAAGTTAGAGATGCAGATTTACAAGCATTGATGCTTGCAGTGCTTCAAGATGACGAGGATGCAATCGACCCAAAATCTTAAGTGCGGAGCTTCGGAAAGATGGATTGTTAATGCTTCAATTTGGTATTGCAAAAGAACTGGGAAAAACTCTTTCTGAAATCCGTCAAATGACCTTTGAGGAAATTTTAGGTTGGAGTGCTTATTTTCAAGTGATTAACGAGGATCAACGAAAAGAAATGGATAGAGTGAAGCGGTTCCGTTAGACTGTTTAGTAATCGTGTTTATGGTTGGTTTCTGTGGCTGCTTATAACGCTGATATTGAGGTTGTTGTAAAAGGTGTCAATAAGGTTACATCTTTAACTAATCAGATCAAGGCTGCAAGTAAAGCTGTTAATGCGTTAAATAAAGAAGTTATTGGTAAGGGTGGAAAAGGTGGAACGGAATACTTTGAAAAGGTAGGGAAAAAAGCAAGATTAGCAACTTTAAGTATTAGTAATCTTCAGAAAGCTGTTTCAAAATCAAGTGCGACTTTAAATAAAGCAACTTTAGGAACAGATCAAGCAAGTGATGCTGCTAGAGCTTATGTCGCTGCAAATCAAGCTTTAAATGATCAGTTAAGACAAAGAATTGCTTTATTGAAGCAGACAGAAAGGGCAATGGCCTTTGAGAAGATGGCTGCTGGAGATTTATCAGGTCGTACTCAATATGCTTCACCTATTGGTCCTAAACCTAAAAGAGGTGGAGGTGGTGGAGGGACACCAAGGCAAGGGAAAGGGATGATGAGTGGGTTTAGTGGTACGAAAGTTGGTCAGGCTGTCCTTGGTGGTGGATTTCCTGCTTTGTTTGGTCAAGGTATTGGTGGTGTTGCAGGTGGTGCTGCCGGTGGATTACTTGGTGGTTTTGCTGGAGGTATTGCAGGTTCAATTATAGGTTCAAGGGTTGAAGAATTTGCTCAAGCTGCTGCTGAGACAGGGAGGGCATTGGCTTCTGTAGGGGAAGCTTTTGACATGATGCAGGAGAAATCTTTATTTTCTTCTGAAGCTATTGAACGAAATGTTGAGGCATTAATTCTTCAAGGGAAAATCCAAGAAGCTGCTACTGCTATTACAGATGAATTATCTGCAAAGGTAGGAAATAAAGGTGTTGCAAGGTTGAAAGAATTAGGAGAAGTTTCAAAAGTAACAATGAAGTTATGGAATGAATTGAAGATTCAAATGCAAGCAGTTGCTACGAAGGCAATTCTTCCATTGTTAAAATTAATTAATAAGGTTTTAGGTAGAACAACAGCAAAAAACAGATTATCAGCTCTAGTTGAAGACTTAGAAGGAACCGAAGCAGGAAAAAATTTAGCTGCTGATATAGCAGCAGGTAAAAGTAAAACTAATATAGGAGGAGGAGAATTAGGTGTTGGGCAAGTAACAAAAACTGGCAATTTAAGTACAGAGAAAATGCAAGAATTATTAGACAAATACAGAGAATTTCAAGAAGCGCAAAGAACAGGAGCTTCAACTGTTGGAATTTCAGACGAAGACCTTAGTAACGCAGAGGAGATTATCAAGAAAAATAGAAAAGGATTAGATATAGCTTTAGAACAACTTGAAGCAACAAGAGAGTTATATCAAGCAAAATTAGATGGTAATGAAAAAGAAGTAATCAAGAAACAAGAAATTGAAAAAGTGATGAAGACAGTTAAAGGAATGGATGATGCAGAATTAGAAGCTGCTAGGGCAAAACTTGAATTAGCGTATGATCAAGCTGATGCAGTTAAAAATACTGCAAAGCTAAAAGAAGAAGCAGATAAACAAGAATTAGATCGTAGAAAGAAAATTGCAGATTTATTAGCAACAGAAACAACTAATGCAATTGTTGGATTAATTGATGGCACAAGAACATTAGGAGAATCATTGAAAAATATTATTAAGCAAATAGGAGCAGCAATTTTAAAGAAGAAATTGTTAAGTGCTTTTTCAAATATGGGGCTTAGCATCCCTGGCCTAGCAGAAGGTGGATATGTTTCTGGAGGATTTAAAGCGTTTGCTTCTGGTGGAATGGTTACGCAACCAACAGTCGGGCTCGTGGGAGAAGCAGGTGAGGATGAATATGTGATTCCAGCTTCTAAGATGGCTCAGTCAATGCAACGGTATTCAGCAGGGGCCAGAGGCGAATCTGTGGTTCCTGGCTCTGGTTCATCGTCAGCAGGAGGAGCATCTGGTTCTTCAACCACTGTTAACTACTCTGGTCCAATATTGAACTTTAACTCTGAAGAATTTGTTCCTAAATCTGCTGTAGGTCAAATTATTAATAGTGCAGCATCTAAAGGTGCAGCAGCCGGAGAAGCTAGAACAATGTCTACTCTGCGAAATAGCAGAGGATCTAGAGCAAGGGTTGGAATCTAATGACTGTTGTTGCTTTAACTGCTTTTATTGAAGTTACAGATAGGAATGGAAATGTCCCTCCTGCCTTTAAAGATTTTGATGATAATTGGATAATGACTTTATCTACTTCAGGTTTTAATAAATTTCAAAACGGAAAGCATGAAGGTATTGGAGACTATAAATATTTGTCTTTTATCTATCAAGGAGCTGCAATGAATCGCTCTGGTGACAACCTAGAAGCTTCCATTATCCTTGCTAATAACCCTTTAAGTATGTCTTATGTCAAGGAATTTGTAGAGAAAAAATATTATATAAAAGTTGAAACTTTTCTTTTAGATGAAAATTTTGATAAAGATGCGTCTTTGAAAAATGGAGGACGTTTAACAAGTGAATATTGGCTCGCTGCTGGCATGGGATATGACCCTCAAACAATAGAATTAGCATTGTCTTCTGCTATTGATGCTGTTGGTGCAAATGCTCCACAGCAAACATTGACCAAAGGGAGATGCTCTCGTTTGCCGTTAACAGGGCAGGTTCAAAATCTTTGAAGCCTTACGAATTAATTGGTCTTCCTTATCGTTTAGGTGCTGATCCTAAAAAACATGGAGCTGGTGATTGTTTATCTTTATGCAGAACAGTTTTAAAAAGTTATGGAATAAGTTCTCCTGAGCCAGAGCGTTCTTGGTATCGAAGATTAAAAAAAAAAGACTACAGTATCTTTTTTGAAGAATTAAATAGGTGGGGAGTGGACTCACCCCCTAAACTAGGAGCAATTGCATTATGTCGTGGTGAAAATGGTTCCTATGGCATGGCGGCTTACTACGAGGAAGGATGGCTGAGTTACCGAAGAACATTAGAAGACCAGGTGGTTCAATGGTCCCCGTTAGGAGCCCTTTCACTCGCAGGGTGCTACTTCCAACGGAAGCAGATATGTGTAATGTCCTCGGAATAACTGAGGAAGAGTATTGGCAATTTGTTGAGCAGCTAGAAGCAAAGATAAAAGAACGACCAGAAGCTTATGACTTGATTCCTGATATTCATGGAGAGATTGTCTCAACTTTTTTTACGTTAAAAACTCTTATTACAATAGGAATTGCTGCTGGTGCTGCTTATGTTTCTTATTTATTAACACCTAAACCTCAACAACAAAAGCAAGGAACACAACAAAGAACAGCAGATATAGCAGGTACAAAAAGATTTGCTCCACAAAGTAGTTTTAATAGCGTTCAAGAATTAGCAAATTTAGGAGATTTAATTCCTCTTGTCTTTACAAATAGAACAGGGCACAACCCGAATGGTGGAATAAGGGTTGCATCACAGATGATGTGGTCGCAGCTTGTTAGCTTGGGTCGTTTTCAACGATTAAAAATATACGCTTTATTTTCTTTAGGTGAATTAGATGCTGTACCTGATTTCAAAGGTTATGCAATTGGTGATTTATTAATCTCTAATTATCACACTGAGAAGATTTTAAAGTCAGGAGGCAATGTTCCTTTTTCTGTCGGTCCCGTTAATACAGGTCAATATCTCATTAACCAAATCCCTGAAATAGATGCTTTTAAAATTGATAATAAAGAATACTTTTCTGGGACAAGAAACCCTACAACACAAGCAACATTTGGTTTAAGTTCACCAATGCCAAATTGTACCTATTTCAACTTGCCTTATGAATTAGTTCGTTGGGGTTACACTGGAGGCCGAGATAATGACAGAAGACCTGCTTATAGAAGAATGGCTCCAAAAAGAGTCAAGATGATGGGTGCATGGCCTATGAGATGTGGTTTTGCTCAGGGTGGAAGTGCTGCGAAAAAAAGAGGTGAGGTTGAATATGAAAAAGGTGATGTTCTTAGTTATCAAGTTGTTGGTGGGGATAACAATGATCAAAGTAATGAGGGTAACTTTAACGCCTTCCAATCACATGGACCAAGAGGAAATTATGGCTCTAATGGTGTTGAAGATGTAGATTCTGTAACTTCTTCTGTTCGAGAATCTGTTGATCAATACATAGCGGAAGGGGAGCAATATATGGCTGGAACTGCTTTAGTTACATGCAAATATGAAGGAGGGCAAGATCAACATTATCCTGGGCAACCTTGGGAAGCACAAAAATCAAAGACAAGAGGTTACACGTTTGAAGTTGTAGAGAAAGGACATTGCCATGTTGTCCCTGAACCAAATCTAGGGAATCATTGCAACAATCCAATTTGGCAAAGCCCATCTTGGGATATTCAGAATAGCAACCCCCCTCAGTTTTATTATGGTCAACGAGGGTTAAAACCAATAGACGAGCAAATTGCACAGCAGACTGCAGAGGGGAATGATTTCCCATATGGGTCTGATATTTTCCCTCCACATTCAAGATATGCTCTGCAAAGAGTAAGTATTGGAACTGTTTCTGATAATAGAAAATGTGATATAACAGAGTTAGGTTTGAAGTCTAAAGTATTTAAACAAATACAAACTGCAAATGTAAACAGTAAGCCTACGGAAGCGACTCTTGTAGATCTTATCGAAGGAAACTCAACATTACAATTAGGACAAGTTAGCACATTTACTAAAAGGATTAGTTTCTTTAAATTACAAATAAGAAAGGCTGGATCTACTGATGATTGGTATTGGTTAAAACCATCTGGTGAATTTCATTCTGGCTTGTTTTGTGTTATGGGCAACACTCCTGAATTTCAATATAATTATATAAGAGTTGACCATGATTACGATCAATATGAATACAGATTCTTACCTTGGCCTGGTAATGATGTAATTAAGCATATTGAAAACGGAAATAGGATGCTGACGGCTTCCTTGTTAAATGCTAATAGTGCAACAACTCAAGCATCTGTTCAACAATATGTTGCAGGAACTTTTAATGAATATACAGTTAAATTCGCTGGTAGATTGAATTATTTATTAAGTAAAGAATCTCTAAGTAATACAGAATGGATTGTTGCTAATCCTCAATATCCTTCAAATGAAATTCGTTATTTTTGGACACTTTCAAAAAATAGTTATTCAAGCCCTAATAATATTGAACCAAGAGATTTAGAAAGGACAGAAACACCTCTTTATTCCAAGGTTGTTGATGTAGTTAATACAAATGCTCATGGAACGGGTATGCAAGTGCGATTGAAAATGTGGGGAAAGAATGGTCAAACTTATGCAACGTGGTCAATGGAGGGTGAGCCTGGAAGCGGTTATAGAATAGGAGATAAAGTTATTATTCCTGCTGTTGCTGTTACTAAAGACAGTATTAATAAAGGTAGTATGCCTAATGAGGAAGTAGCTTTAGAGGTCCATGAAGTTCCAGTTAGTAGTGAAAGAGCAGAAGGCTACTCAGATAATTTAAACCCTTATGATGCTGCTGCTGATTTTTGGAAATTTCAACAAGATAAGTCCAGCCATTTAGATGGCCCCGAACATTCGATTATTTATGTTAATGAGATTGTCAGAACAGAAGGTACTAAAAGGGCAACTTATGAAAATCTAGCGTATGCAGGTTTAAGGGTTGATAGTTCAAAGGAGTGGACAAACTTCACTCAATTTTCTGCTTATATCCAACAAGGAATAAGAATCAAAAAACCAGGAGGAGGTACAGGAGCAACAAGCTTATTTCCTGATATTGCTTATGCCTTGTTAACAGATAAAAAACTAGGAGCTGGAAAGGTTATCTCTGATGAAGCGGTTAACGAAGGTAATTTGGCTTTAGCTTCCAACTTCTGCAAGGCTAATGGGTATTTTTGGGATGGAATGATTTCAAGTAGAGTTAATTTAAGACAGTTTATTTTTGAACAAGGTTTATATTGTTTGCTTGATTTTACAATTATTGGAGGAGAATTTAGCCTGCATCCTGCTGTTCCTTTTAATAGCGATTATACGGTTAATCACAGTGCAACTCCTGAAATAAAAGCACTGTTTACTGATGGCAATGTTAAAGATTTACAAGTTAAGTTTCTTTCTCCTGAAGATAGGCAAACGTTTAAAGCAAATGTTCTTTATCGAGAAGAAAAGTTGAATGGATTCTGTGAAACAAAATCAACAATTATTAGGCTTGCAGGTTCGGAATATGAAGACGACCCAATAGAAACTTATGACATGTCAGGTTTTTGCACGACTGAGGGCCATGCCTTGGATTTTGCAAAACATATTTTAAGTATTAGAGAATATACAGATCACACTGTTAACTTTAAAACGGCTCCTCATTACGTTAATGGAGTCAAGCCTGGTGATTACATAAGAGTATTTTCAACAACAAACCATACAAGTCGATTTAATAATGGAGCGATTCTTGAGGATGGAACGGTTGTAAGTAAAGATACGATTACAGGAGCACATCATATTTATTACTGGAAACCTTCTGAACAAGAAGTAAGAGAAACTCCAACTAATCCTGAACAAAAATTAGATTTCTCTGATGCAAACGCAGTTAAAGCATACGCTGGAACGTTGTTTACTATTAAAGAAACTGAGAAGACAGATCAATGTTATAAGGTTGAGAGTATTACGTTTGGAGAAGATGGTTTGATTGAT